CGTCACACTTTCGCGCCAGATGGTAAATGCACATCGCACAGGTCAAGCGCGACATGTGGCTCGAATACCGGGTCACGCGGCAGATCAGCACCGGGAACGGCGAGCACTACCTCGCGCAATGGCGCGTCCCTGGATGGTTCGCGGCGGTCGAGCTCGGGCTCGGACTGTGTGAGGGGCCGAGTATTCTCTACACGATGACTCACCTGCCCGACATCAACCGCAGAAACAATCGGCAACTAGCGGAGCAGGAAGGCGAAACGCTGCGACCGCTGGCGAGGACAAAGGCCAGACAGAAGCGCATGAGCGCGGCTGAATGCGCTGTCAGACTGAGGCGCAAGGCGCAGCAGATGGCGGCGGCGGGCTGAGCGGATAGGGCCGCTCAAGACAATGGCTGGACGGGGTAACATAGCGAACCTGCGGCCCTTCCCGAAGGGTAAGAGCGGAAATCCAGGCGGGAAGCCCAAGGAGCAAGTCAGCTTCGAGGCGAGGGCTCGCAAGTTGGCAGCGAAGGCGCTCGACAAGCTCGAGGCGGCGCTAGACAGCAGCGACCCGGACCTCGCCGCGAGGGCAGCTCAGCAGATTCTAGACCGAGCCTTCGGGCGCCCCGGTGTCTCCAAGTCGGACCTTGAAGCGCGCAAGCTCACCGCCGAGGTGAAGGTTCTGGAGGCTCAGGTCGTCGAGAAGCAGGGCGCGGACACCGACAAGCCCGCGACCGAGGACGACATCAGGGCCGCAGCGGTCGAGAAGTACGGCCAGGAGCCCGCCAATGCAGAGACGGGCAAGCCCCAAATTCACTGAAGCCCCGGCGCTTAGGTTTGCGGACACGCTTCACCCCTATCAGCGGCAATGGGTGTTTGAGCCGTCTAGGTTCGCGGTGGTCAACAAGGCCCGGCAGATCGGGTTCTCGCACGCCACGGCCTTCGGGGCGGTCCTGGGAGGACGCTACGGCAAGCGGACGCAACTCATCCTGTCGGCGTCCCAGGAACTAGCGGACGAGGTTCTAAACAAGGTCCGGCATCACTGTGAGATGCTGGCCCTCTTCGGGGACCGGGGTGCGGTGAGGTTCGCGACCGACAAGGCGACCCGGATCGAATGGAGAGACGGCGGGCGGGTCATCTCGCTCCCTGCCAACCCGCGCACGGCGCGATCGTTCTCGGGTGATGTGTGGCTCGACGAAGCGGCCTACTTCGATGACCCGGAGGGCATCCGCGATGCGATCATGCCGATGGTGGCGCGGGGGAACTACCGCTTTCGGGCCATCTCGACGCCCAACGGCGCACAGGGGATGTTCTACGACTGGTGCACGGACCCGCCGAGGGGATGGGTCATCCACCGGGTCAGCATCGACGACGCAATCAGGCAAGGGTTCCAGGCCGACCGCGACTTGCTCTTTCACTCCGTTGCGCAGTCGGATGAACGACTCTTCGGTCAGTGGTTCGGCTGCGAATGGCTCGACGCGGACCTCCAGTACTTCCCAACAGCCTTGGTTGACCGTGCTCGAGCGTGGGTTGGCGTGCCAAACCTGCAGCAGTCTCGGTTGTACGCGGGACTTGACGTAGGCAGAGATCACGACCTCACGGCGCTGACCATCGTGGCCGTGTGCAACGGAATCGCGTGGGTACTCAAGACGCTGACCTGCAAGCGGACTGACTTCAAGAGCCAAAAGGCGATGGTCATGGAGGCTCGCAAGGCGTTTCGCTGGGAGCGCCTGCACATCGACCAAACGGGCATCGGTCGCCAGCTCGCCGAAGAGCTCGTCGAGGATTGCGGCAAGTACGAAGCGGTCCCGGTCACGTTCACAAACCAGATCAAGGCCGACCTCGTGACGCGCACGCTGCGTTGGTTCAGGGACGAGCGGGTCAGGCTGCCGCACGGGGAAGAGGGCGACCAACTGGCGCGGGAGACGATTGCCTGTCGCCGCATGGTCACGAAGGCGGGGAACGTTTCATACGAGGTCCCGCGCACGGGCAAGGGGCACGGCGACCGCTTCTGGGCGCTCACGCTTGCGATGTGGGGCGCGGGTGAGCCGGAACTGCCGCGAGGACTCGGACAGGCGCCGCTGATGGCGGTGCCGTAGGAGCACATGAGACACGCTGAGCTAAAACGCACTCACGAGGACCTAGACCTCGATTGCTGCAACCGGATGCGCGACCTCTTCGAGGGCGGCGAACGGATGCGCAAGAACGTCGCGCGCCACATCCCACGCCACGACGTTGAGCCTCATGACGTGTACCGGCGCCGCTGCCAGGCCGCGCACTACCTGAACTACTGCGGGGCCATCGGGGGCTATTTCGCGTCGTTCCTGTTCTCGTCGCCGCTCAAAGTCGAGGGAGGGGACGAAGCGTTTTGGGGCGAGTTCAAGGAGGACGCGGACGGGCTCGGCTCTGACCTTGTGGACTTCTCGAGGGCGGCGCTGTTGTCGTCGCTCGTTGACAAGACGGCGTTTTGGCGGGTCGAGTTCCCGTCCCCTACCGCGCCTGTGGTCACAAAGGCCGACTACGAGGCGCAGCGGCTCAACCGTGCGCGCCTGGTGGCGCTCGCCCGCGAGAGCGTGATCGACTGGGAGCGGGACGACCGAGGCGCTTACCTGTGGATTCGCGACCATCAGCACACGGACAGGCGCGAGGAGACGGGCGCCCCGTGCATGGAGACTGACACCTGGACCGAGTGGCGGGCCGATGGCTCGGCTCGTCGGTGGTCTGTCACCTACGAAGAGGGCCGCGAGCCTGGCGACGACGTGGAGATCGGCGAGGTGGACCCGCCGTTCAACCCGACCGGGCAGATCCCGATTGTAGAACTGAGCCTACCTACTGACCTGTGGCTCATGGGGCACCTGTCCCAGCCCGCAACCGAGCACTTCAGGAAGCGCAACGCGCTGTCATGGGCGATTGACCGCACCTGCTACGCGATGCCGGCTTTCTTCCTCGAGGACCGCAAGAACCCGCCCGCAATGGGGTCGGGATACTACCTCATGCTCGGGACCGAGGAGCGCGTCGAGTGGCCGGCCCCGCCCGCGCAGCCGTTCGCGACCATCGGCGAGTATCTGTCCGCGCTGAAGGACGAGCTCTACCGCGTGGCCCAGGTCATGGCACGAGGCGTCGACAACAGCGCAGCGGCAGTTGGACGGTCTGGCGAATCGAAGCAAGCCGACGACCGCGCAACCGAGATCGTCGTAGGCGCCTATGCTGCCAGGGTCAGAGAGTCGCTGCAGCAGACCGCCGCGCTCATCGCCAAGGGCAGCGGGACCGAGGCGCCAGTGATCGCCGGCCTCGATAATTACGCGGTCATTGACGCGGCCTCGACGGTCGAGACGGCGCTTTCGGCTGCAACCCTCGACATCCCGTCCATCACGTTCAAGCGCAAGGCGCTCGAAAGGGTCGCGGCGGCCATGCTGCCAGACCTCGACGAGGCTACGCGGCGGGACATCGCCAACGAAATCAAGACAGGGACCGACGCCGAGAGCATGGCGCCCCCGCCCCCGCCCGTGGTCAAGCCGCCTGTCAAAGGAGCCGTCCAGTGAGCCTACTCCGCATCACTCTCGTTCTCGTGGCCCTGTGCGGAATCGCACGAGCGCAGGCGTTCAACGTGGGGCGCGGCCTGCAGATCAAGCCCGGCACGGTCAAGCCAATCGCCTCGAGCGGCTACGGCATTTTGTGGATCTCGTCTGCTGACTCCAAGGTTTACTACACCAATGCCTCTGGGACATCGACGGCGCTGTCGACGCTTGCGCTCACCGACCTCGGCGGGCTGACGCTGTCGGCCTATCGCATCTACAAGACCGGCTCGGCGGCGAACTACATCAACTGGGACCTTGCCGACAATGTCCAACTGAAAACCGCCGCCTGTGACCTCAAAGTTTCGACGGGCGTCTACATGGGATGCAGCGTGCTGAACGCATCCAACGTGACCTATGACATCGGGTCCATAGCCTACAGGTTTCGGCTCGGCTACATGCGCGCGATTGCGGTGGGGGACGTTGCAGCGAACAAGCCAACCTGCAACAGCGACAACCGAGGGATGATCTGGGTGAACTACGCCACGGGCGGCAACTCGGACACGGTCGAGGTGTGCGTGAAGGCGGCTGCGGACACATACGCTTATCTGGTCATCGGCACCGCGCCGTAGCGTGCCCGCGCAGGCCGTAGCAGTCCGCGATTCGAAACGGCTGGCCGTTGAGGACGTTCTCTATCGCATTGAGCAGGACACGCAGCGTCTACCGCGCGAGGCACTAGGGGAGTTTCTGCCGCTACTCAGGAAGGCACGCGACGAAGCAGCCGCAGGAATGCGGGAGTGGCTGGAGACGCATCTCGAGAACGGGGCCGAGCGATACACGGCGCAGAAGTATCGGAGCGTGATGGCGCAGCTCGACTCGGCCATGCAGGCCGTTGCGGACCTCGAGGGGCCGTTCGGGAACATCCTCATCAAGACCGGGCAGGACGCCTATTCGATGGCTGGCGACCACCTCATCCGGCAGCTCGGGGAGTACAGCGAAATTTTCAGGGACTCGATCACCCCCCTCCCGCTTCAAGAGGCCATGTATCTCATCGAGAAGGACGGCGGCAACGCGCTCATCCGGCGCATGAGGACGAGCGCGCACCGGTACGTCGGAGACGTTCAACGTGGCATTCGGCAGCAAATCGCTATCGGCCTAGTCAAAGGCGAAACCGTGTTTCAGATGACCGAGCGACTGGTCAGGCACGGCGGGCCGCGCGGGTGGGTCGCAACCAGGGGCGTCCTCGGGGAGCCCGGAGCGGTGGCCGAGTACTTCGCCGATGGCCTGTTCAAGTCAAAACCGTATTGGGCCGAGCGCGTGGTCAGGACCGAAGTGATGGACGCCTACGGCGCATCTGCCGCCGACAACCTCGGGCGCGTGTCTGAGGTCATCCCGGAAGTTCTCAAGCGATGGACGGCCTCGGGTCAGGACAAGCGCATGTGCGTCATCTGCCGCGAGCTCGACGGCAAGGTAGCTAAGCCCAACGAGGAGTTTCCGGGCGGATACGAGCGCAGCCCGGCTCACCCCAATTGTATGTGCGTCGTTGGGCCTTGGCTGCCCGACATGAACTGATCTTTCGGTAGCACCTACGGCGCTTCGTGCGCCGCACGGCCCTTCCCGTTGCCACGGCACCGACGGGAAAGGGCCGTTTCTGTTTGTGCCGCACGCATCGCAGCGTCACGCGAGGAAACCTATGAGTAAGAGCACTGAAGTTGAGACGGAAGCCCCGGAGTCCCTGACTAGGGAGTCGGTCGCGGAGATGGTCAACAAGGCCATCACGGCGCACGGCAAGCGGCAGGAAACCAGCCTTGCGAAGCTCATCGCCGATCAACTGGCTCAGTTCGGCGAAACCTTGAAGCCGAAGCCCGAAGAGGGCGCGGACAAGGCCAAGGGCCTCGAGTCGCAGATCGCCGACCTCCGCAAGATGTACGAGCGAAGCGAGAAGCTGCGGCAAGAGGCCGAGGGCAGCGCAAGGCGGGAGCGCACCAATGCTCAGTTGAAAGCGGCGCTTGAGGGGGCAGGGGCGCGCAAGGAAGCCCTGGACGTGCTGGTCACGGCATGGGGCGCATCGGGCGTCCTTCGCTACGACGAGCAGGGAAATCCGTCTCTCGCGGTCAAGCGTTCTCGCGGCAAGGGAGCGCCTGCCGAAGAACTAGTGTTCGACGACTTCGGGCAAGGGGTCGCGGATTGGGCCAAGAGCCAGGAGGCGAGCGTGTTTCTCGCCCCGCCCGTCACGACGCAGCCGCCCGCGCAGCGCAGCACCAACGGACAGAGCACCCCGCCCCGGTACGCCGAGGCGCCTGTGTCCGAAGAAGAGAAAGCCCGCCGCACCCTCGAGATGCTTGAGGGCGTCGGCTTGAACGCACTCGGAAACCCAACCGGATAACAGGAGACAGACCAAATGGCCGACGCCACTCTTGCAGCCTTTACCGCTGCGTATGCTCAGAACTATCGCGGTGATCTCGTCCGCACCTTCAACGCTCGCTCGACGCTTCTGAAGGCGTTGCGGCTCGTCCCCGGTGAGGGGAAGAACTGCGCCTTCGGAATGGAGACGACCGGGGCCATTGGCGAGAACTTCGCCGAGGGCGCCGACGTGTCCTCGACGGGCAGCAACGCGATGGTGCCGGCGACCCTGAATTGGGGCCTGTACCGCTCGAGTTGGCTCATCACGGATCTGGCGGTTGCGGCGTCGGCCTCGACCCGCACCCCGCTCGGAATCCAGCAGCTCAACGCGCGGCAGATGGTCAACTCGGCCAACAAGCTCGCCAAGACCATCAACGCGCTGCTGTTCTCTGGCACCGACTCGACCGATGGGATCGTCGGCCTCGACGTGGCGCTCCACGAGTCGAACACCTACGCGGGACTCGACCGCTCGCAGGGCGCCTACGCCAACTTCCGCAGCCACGTCTATGACCTGGCCTCGGCGGCCCCGACGTTCAAGTACCTGCGCGAGAAGCAGGGCGCGATCTATGACTCGTGCGGAGAGATGCCCGACCTCGCGATCTGCCCGACGGCGGTGTGGCAGAAGATCGCCAGCCTCTTCGACGAGCAGCGCCGCTACAACCAGCCGATCATGGAGATGCAGACCGCGCGCGGCGTGGTCAAGCTCGATGCCTCGGCGGGCGCTCTCGAGCTCGACGGCTGCGTCTACATCAAGGACGCGGACGCGACGGCGGCCAGCGTCTACTTCCTGAACACCAACCACGTTCACATCGAGTACCTGCCGCTCCTCGATCCGGGGCTCGGCGCTCCCTCGATGCAGGGCGCGGCGCTGTCCGACGGCTACGGAGCGATCCCGCTCGGCATGGGGATCTACCCGCTCGCTCGCGCGGGCGCGGCTCAGAAGTACACGATGGAAGTTCAGATGCAGCTCGTCGTGACCAAGCCGCTCGCCTGCGGCCTCATCACCAACGTCCTGACCACCTAGCCACCGTGAGCCTGGGGCCGTGCGGTCTGCGGACTGCCGGCCCCGGCTCATTTCCTCCAAGGAGACACGATGGCAACTGTGCAGCGCAAGACGCATGAGATTCACCGCACGCGCGCGACCGAGTTCAACGCCCAGAAGGTGTTGGCCGGCGCGGGCGCGCACTACCACATGGACGTTGGCGAGCAAATCTGCGTGTTCGCTACGCTGTCCGGTACCGGCGCGGCCAATGAGCAGTTGGCGATCCGGGCCGCGAACCAGATGAAGCAGGTCTGGGTGTTCCACCTCGCGGACACGCTGGCCCACAAGGCAGCGGACACCCCTCCGTCGCTCACGACCGCGAACACGCTGGCGACGGCGTACACGCTCGCGAACGCGCTCAAGACCGACTACAACGCGCACAACAACGACACCGCGACGTATCACTACAACGCGGACACCAACGACGAGGGCACTACCAACGCTACCACCCTCGGCACGCTGCAGACGCTCCTGAACGCGCTCAAGACCAAGATGAATGACCACATCATCAACGGCGAGACGCCCGCGTCTATCAGGATCGTCGACGCATGAAGTGGAAGAACCTCACCGACCGCGCCTGGTCCTTCTCCGTGGGGGGCGATGTGTACCACGTCGCTCCTCGCGGAGAGGTTGAGGTGCCAGACCAGTTCGATTGGGTCATCAAGAGTCGGGAAATGCCGATGGAGTGCATCGGCGCGGCCCCGGCTGCGGTCGAGGCGCCGAGCGAGGCGCCCGCTCCGGTTGTCGAGGAGCCGCAGCCGGAGACGCATCCCGAAGTAGCGAAGGCGATGGCCGAGCTCGAGGCGTCGGGAGTAAAGCTCCCCGAGGAGCCTAAGCGCAGTAAGCGCAGGCGGCTGATCTGATGGCGCTCACCGACGCACAGAAAGCCTCGGTGCGGTTCTACCTGGGCTATCAGGACCAGTTCCGCAACATGAACACGGCACTCGAGAGCCAACTCTCGGCGGGCCTGTCATCGGATGCGGAGACGCTGGTCATCGCGACCCTGGCCAATCTGGCAGCGGTGGACGCGCAACTACTCACCGCGCACGGTCGACTGAAGGCGATGAAGGTCGGCAGCATCACCTTGACCGGCGACGGAGAGGTGATGGCGCTGAGGTCGCAGGGGCGCCTGTACGTCGGGCGCCTTGCGGCCATGTACGGAGTTCAACCCCTCAACGACGTGTACGCCGAGGCAGCAGGCGCGGGCGGGGCGTCGTCTATGGGCGGGGTCATCCCGCTCGGATAGGCAGACATGCCCAGCGAAATCATCACCATTCCCTTTGAACCGCTGTTGGCGAATCCGTCAACGCCGGGCGCGGATCCGTACCTCCGCGCGACGGGCAGCATCACGACCACGACCAAGGCCGCGAAGGCGACCGGGCAGATCGCGTGTGTGCTCAAGGGCGTCCATGCGACTGGCAGCATCACGGCGGTTGCCAAGGCGAACCTGATCGAAGCGGAGACGTTCACCCTCAACGACGGTGTGAACCCGGCGACGGTGTTTGAGTTCGACGGCGTTGGCGGGGCCGCTGACGGCGTGGCGGGCGCGAACGTGGTG